GGTTCTTGTTCCAAGTGTACTCGCATACGATTTGCGATTTTATTTCTGTACTCTTGGTTTAGTCTTATTCTACTCATGCTACCTCTTTCATTAGTTTTAATGGTTGTTCATACTTGACTATTGAATAAACAACATCTTCTTTCTTATTTATTAAATTATAACCTTGCAACATATCATTTGCTTTGTCAAGGTCAGTTGTAAAATTGCAAACATAATAAACACTATCCATATTTACAAATTTAGTTTCTTGTATTATTAAGTACGTCATATTTTTAACCTCTTTCATATTTATAAATGTATCTTATAATATATAAGATTAAATGTCAAATACTATTTTAAAAAAAGATTCAACCTATGATTGAATACACCTCTCTATATATCCCAACCACCTATTATATAAGATAATATGGGAGTTGTCAAGAACTATTTTGTCGCAGGGTGCGACAATCTGTCTATTGACTTCTCTCAGAAAATCTTATATAGTATCTATTAATTATTTAAATTTATTTTATTACTTTTAAATAATGGGACATATTCTGGTTGCGAATAGCTTACGAGCCAGTAGTAACCAGAACTGCTCCCTGATCCATTGAGAGCACATCTAAACAATGTTCATTTTCAACTCGATGGATCTGGGATCAGTGGTGGACAAATAGTACGCCTCTAGACTTATAGCGCTAGGCCTAATATATACACTGCTGATCCCTGAGCCCTTAAGGTGTTTGTAATTTAACAGACTGTCGACCCAGTAGGGCTCTGGGATCAGATGTTGTAACTGCGGGATTTTAACCGCTATAGCTTAGGTCGTGATCTCTGACGGAGATGGGAAAGTAGGGTTGCAAACTGAAATCCTCGCCTACGCAGGACAACAACTGATCCCTGAGTACATCAACGACAGACTAGGGCTAGCCTAAGTCGTATGAGCACGCAAGTCTCGACATCGTTGGTTAATTGCCTTAATGGTGTACTCTGGGATCAGCTACAAGCAACAAGCGACAAGCCTAAAAATAATGCTTGACAATGGATCTGGGATATTATAAGATGTCCCAAACAACAGAAAGAGGAAACATGAGTACACGATCTAATATAGCAATACAATTACCTGAAGACAAAGACGGTAATAAAAAAATAAAAGTTATCTATGTCCATAGTGATGGTTATCCTTATGGCGTAGGCAAATGTCTGGTTGATCATTACAACAATAGACAGCTGGCAGCTAAGCTCTTTGATCATGGAGATGCCAGTTACCTGGGCGATACTCTAGATGAGTGTAGTTTTTATGGTCGTGACTGGGACAGAGATGAAGAGCCAGCTAAAACCTATCGTGATGAGTGGATGTATCTGCACTCAATGCGTGGAGATTTTATGATTGAATATATTTATATATTTAAAGATAATAGATGGCACGTATCGACTGGTAAAACAGTTAAAGTAAAAGATGGTTACGATGACATTGTAGGTTATTGGACAAAGTTTGAGCCTGTAAGCCTGAACAAGGAATATATCAAATACAAAGACAAACACGAAAAGCACGCAGAGGTGAAGATGATCTCTAAAATTGGAGACATGTTGAAGGGTGCAGGGTTCGACGGTGACAACATAAGCATACAAGGTGGAAGTGCAAAAAAATCAAACTAAAAACCAGGACCTGGCGGCAGAGATGCCGCTGGGCCAACTAGTTAAAAAAATTAACGAAGAGAATGCGCCGCCCGGCGGCTGGAGGCCTGAGGATAAAGTCACAAGCAACAAGCCACAAGCGGCAAGCGTCAAGCAACAAGCGCTTGACAAAATAGGATTATAAGATTATATAGGATACAGAAATATGAAATTAAAAGAAGCTAAAGAAATAACCGGCGGCCTAAGCTCACCAAGCAAGATGCCTGGATACGCCTACAACCTGCCGGCCTGGAAGTGTATCACAGGGGTGAAGCTGCAAGCGGTGCCAGGATCTGTCTGCGCCGGCTGTTACGCCATGAAGGGGAGATATAGATTCAGGAATGTTAAGGACGCGCTCAACCGTAGGTTGAATTCTTTAAACCATCCACAATGGGTGGAAGCAATGACCACGCTGGTCACCTGGTA